GGTGGTGCTAGTAAATTTGAAATCGCTGTCTTGCAGTAATATCTCTGATGAATTTACCAGCAAATTGTAGTTGTGACTGCCAATCGCATTAGTTTTGACATTAATTTGAAAAGTTTCTTGGCCGCCAGCTGGCTTTGTTGTATCTTGTGGCACCCCAAAACCATAGGTATACATAGTTCCCGTAAAATATGGTTGTTCACCATCGGTACTAGTTAAGTTCACGGTGACTGCTAACTGATTAGCAATCGTGAGATAATTATTAAGTTCTGCTTGTAAACTGGCTACTGGCGTGTCTTTGATCGCCTCAAGCATGGCCTTGATATCTTCAATCGTTGCATCAGCATTAAGCTGACGTAGATACAAAACAGCACTATCATAATCGTGTTCAAGTTCACCAATTGTTTCAACTGCTCGGACTAATGCTTCACGTACGTCAACCCCATAAGCCTTGTTGCTAATCCACGTTGCTAATTGCAAAATATTGGCATCTAGTATTGTCTTGTTAATTGGATCTACCTCTGTTATATGAGTATAGTCTCTATATTGCGACACTTAATTCACTCCTCCCTTAAACAAAAATTTTGTTATAACTGTAACTGGCGTCAACTTTTAGGTTATTCCAGTTATCTGTTGATTGCCATGCGTCCGCACCACTTGGAGCAGTAGTAACGCCGTAGCTTGCAATCCACTTATATTTAGCAACCGAAGTAAATCGACTCCCAAACCAGCTAGCACTAGCGTAATCGACAGTGTTGCTATAGCCAGCGTCTGTCAGTATCTTGTAGAAAGCAGTAATCATGCTAGTTAAGGTGTCTTTATCTTTTGACAAGGTATCAGATTCAATGTCACATGCTACAATCGCATTTCTATCAATGCTATTAGCTTGTAACTTAGATAAGAAATATTTTGCTTCTAATTGCGCACCCGCAACCGTTGTCGAAGTTAGGAAGTGGTAAGAACCGATAAACTTCATGCCAGCGCTAATTACATTAGCTTTTTGACTAGCAAACAGTGGGTTAGTGTACGTCGTTCCTTGAGTAAGTTTGATGATTGCACCTTTAGCCCCTTTTGAGACTAAGTTGCTATACCAGCTAGCCTCTTGATCGGTAGTCGATGTTGCACCATTATTACTCGACAAGTCCACGAAAATACTACCCGCTGCCCAGTTTCCACTATTATTTTGTAAGCCTTTAACTTGTTGCTGAAGCCCGGCAATTGTAGCTTGCATTGTCTTATAAGCTTCAGACAGAGTGGTCGTTGCATTCGACAGTGTTTTAGCTGTATTGCTTACAGTAGCGACTTCGTTTGATAAACTTGCGATCTTAGTTCTTTGAATAGTAATCAGCCTATCTAAATTAACTGATTGTGCCCGCTGGTAATCCAAAACCGTCTTAGCTGTGTTGTTAAGGGTAACATCTTTCTGCTGAGTATTGTCAAATGGATAATGTTGATACTCCAAGACTTGCACATGAGTCGTGTACCCCATCGGTCGTATTTCCAAACGTCTAACTTCGCCGGCTATCGGCTTACTTAATTGGTCGCTCTTAATCTCAATTGACAAACTAGGTTCTGGAATCATCTGTGTTAGCGCGTAAATACGCATCGCATTGGCGTCTGTAAAACGTTCATCCGAGACGTCATCTCCACTGTGAATTCCCCACTTAGCAATGCTATCAGTATCTTGTACGATAAAAGGATCGAAGTAATATCGTATGGTATCTGCATCAGTATCATCATCAGAACTAGATGAAGATGTATCGACTGTTTTACCAAAACACTTAACCGAATTCACGATTTCCGTTGAATCATAAGTTAGGGTTACTTCTTGCGTGTCATATAGGTAGTCGATCCGATTACCATAATCTTTACCAAAGCTGTTAGATGAGTACACTCTGATTTGCTTATTATCGGGATAGATAACCGCAGTCGGCCATGTGCTAATGATTTGACTTAACATATCTTGCCCAGAATTATTACCCAAGTCTGTAATTTGTGCACTATCAAAGTTACCGATTACTTGATAGGTATACCCCATTGTATTACAAGAACTGTCGTCAAGGTAAAAAGAAAGAACGTCAGAAACTGAATAGGTCAACGTTCCCACCTTAGTATTATATTGTCTAATTCGCGATATTTCTGCGTAGACGTGGGTAGCTACAATTGCGGCAGTCGTTACGCCACTAGAATAATCAGGAGTGAATTGTTTGATGATAAATTCTTGGTTGTTCCAGTACAAGCTAGCTTCCACACTCAGACTATCATACGCAACCGAACCATCATCGTAAACAGTTAGCTGTAATTCCCACGTACTATTGGATTGCCAGTGCTCATAAAACGAGCTGTTTATGATGCAATTAAGTGGTATTTTCCTTGAGTCATTGTGAGCTTTAACAAGTAGCTTATCCAATTTTTTCCCCCCCTTAATCTAGGAATACATACGGAAAACTGAAAGTAACATCGAAGTCAGAAGATCCACCAATTGCAATATTATTCTGCCCAACGTCTAGCGACAGCGTATTGTAGTCTGTACTGTCAGTTGCTAACTCATTATTAACATAAGTATTAATACCATCAATTAATACCGTGTCGCTCTTAATTAGCAATTTATTAATCGTCCAATTACTGCCATTGGTGTGATTAAAAATTGATAACTGTGGTCCAGAATAATGAATTTTTATTTTGAGATCATGATGTTGATAGTATGGATCAATCTTAACGTCACCGCCATTTAAAATATTGATAGAGCTGTTAGCAGTGAGGTAGTCATCTGCATCTTGAATCGGAATATTGTACCCCAGAGGGTAATCATCAAAGATGTCGTCCATCTCATCAGTTCGCAGGCTGCTATACTTGTAGCCTGTCGGATTATCGAAAACAATACTAAACAGGCTGTCTAGTGAGCCATTTTCGGTTACTTTGATGTCAAAACTATTTGAGTGGACATACATCACCATATTGGGTTGTACGTCAGTTCGTAGGCGAATTGATTGTCGATTATCAAATAATTGATAGACACGATTTTTGATCCCTTGAAAATTCCGCCAATCAGAAAAGTGAGTGATGAAATTAGCCGTTATACTACTTTTATTAAAAGCGGTGTAATTAAAAATTGATCCGTCAGTTCCGCCATTATCTGTATACGTATTAGTTATCACAGGTGATGTATCTAATCCCAAAAAGCGAATTTCTGGTATCTTATCCTGCAATTCAAATTCCGGGTCAGACCCCACTTGGATATATAATTGTGCTTTGATCTGTAATTCCTCCCTATAATGCAGTCCATTTTTGCGTGCTCAAGTCACGAGCTTGTTGCTTGTAGTTTTCCTTCTGATCGAATGTCCCAATTCCTTTAGTGGCGGCAATTTGATCAGCGTTTAAGCCAATGATAGCTTTCATCATGGTAGCCATTGAGTTGACCACATTTGTCAATTCTTCAACTGTTTGTGCCAATCCTGAATCAGACGATCCCTCAACGGCTTGACGTGCTTCTTTTAATAACATGCTGGCCCGTGAATGCTGTGCAGGATCAGTTGGAATAACATATTCTGGTTTGTTGTGTTCTGCTAACTCAACCATCTGGTTGGTTAAAACTAAGCCACCCGTTGCCATCTGTTTATGCCCCGTTGGCCCCCAACCACGGCGTTTGCCTAGCGGAGCTAGATCCTTGTGCCAGTTAGAATCATTTAGAACGGCCATGATTTGGTCTAGTGCGCTGTGAATATTGGCATGGCCTTTAACCGCCCACGATTTCCAAGTGCTTAATTTATATTGCATTAATCCAACTGGCCGCCCAGTACCATCATGATCATCAATACCGCCACCTTGTGCAGGGTTAACCGTCGATTCAACCATTGCTTGCCAATAAAGTCTCTCAATATCACCGGCAGATAATGACTGATGCATCAATAATGCCGCATGGTGTGCTACTGACGTAAAATCACCCATGCTCATTTTTCCAGCTTTAGAGTTTCCATCGCCACCACCCAAATCATCAAATGCTTTTTTGAGTTTATTCAAGGCTTGCGCAACACCGTCAGTGATCTTGTCAGTCATTCCACCAGAAAGGCCGCGTTGCTCTGGTCCAACACCCGAAACACTGTTAATGTCGAATGTGCTATTGACAATCTGTTTCAAACTTTTAAGCGGATCAGTAATTTTTTCTAGTGCTTCCGATGCGGTATCGCTAATTTTATCCCAAACGTTGGAAGCACCACTGCTAACACTTTTTATGAATGAATCGATGTCAGAAGTGCCGTCAGCGTATCCTGGTAGATGATTTTTATATTGCCCACTCATCAGTTTTCTGGTGTCATTGGCATTCAAAATCTGTTCGCCTGGTCTGACATCTACAAATTCAGGACCATTAACACCTAAGAAATCAACTTGACCAGAATACGGCTTGTAACGTGCTTCTACTCCCGCTTCACCGACTAGTGCTTTGCTGGCTTGTGTAATAGCGCCACCAGTTGAATAAGCACCAATAGTGGCTTGCGAATATGCATAAGCAGACTTACCTGCATCAATCGTTTTTACTCCAAACGGCTTCGCAATCTTATTAAAGAAATCGGCAATTTTGGACCAAACACTTCCAGTACCTTCGCCTTGCTTCTTGTTAGCTTCCATCGAGCTATTGGCCTGGTTAACTGCATGAGTGACGACGCCTTTTGATTGCTCTCTAGCCGCGTCTTTTACTTGATCACGTTGCTTTTCAGCCTTTGAGATAGCATTTTTGCGTTGTGTTTCAGCCTTATCTGTAACGCTTTTCTCTTGATCTGTAGCGTGCTGGTATGTCTGATTCAATTGATTGAGTGCTTCTTGAGTAACTCTTTGTCGTTGCTGTTTGGCATAGGAACTATTGCCCTTGTACTGACGATCCGCGGCGGCAACAGTTTCTTTGTATTGACGATCTGCAGCACTGGTGACACTTTCATATTGTTTCTTTGCGGCAGCCGATTTGTCGCTGTATTCTTTGTTAGCCAGCGTTTTGGTTTTGTCGTACTCTTTTTGTGCCGCATTAACCGCACTTTGAAGTTGTTTGTTGGAGAGCTTACCCTTCTCATCGGTCAGCTTCTTAATGATCTTTAATTGCTTGTTAGATTCTAGCTGAATTTTACCAGTTAAAGTGGTGTGTAATTTGGCCTCTTTAGCACTTGTCTGTGTAGCACTTTTAATCCGAAGTTTATCAAGCGCCGCATCTTTCTTGTTTTCTTCCCTTTTGAGTGCCGTCTTCTTGTTGGCAATATCCTTTTGTACTTGATATGAAGCCTTGCCGTACCGCTGTTCATCAATCGCAATCTGGTTATTCCATTTTTTACGTGTTTTACTTTCCGTAGAATTCCACTTGTTGATTAAACTGGCTTTTTGTTGCGCATAATATTTAGCAATTGCATTTTGATCCGCATCCGACAGCTTTTCGTACTTATTGCGTTCACTACCCTTCTTCTTAACCGCAGCTACTTGCTTAGCATACTCTGCATCCGTCATATTCCCTGTCTTATGCAGTTCTTTTAGATCTGCTAAATCTTGTTTTTGTCTCTTGGAGTAATAAGATTTGTAAGCCTTTTGTAGATCATCGAGTGCTTTCTTTGTGCTTTCCGTCTTAACCTTTGGAGCGGTGACAGTTTTACCACTTAAAGCATGGCTAAGTTTAGCAACAATATTACTTGCAGTCTTACTATTACCAATTTGATCACCAATCGTCGCGCCCCAAGCAGCGCCAACTGGCCCACCAAAGGCAAAACCAATACCACCACCAATTAAAGTACCAGCGGTCGTTCCAACTGCCTTATACTTGGCGGTAGCTTTGCCAGATGTGACAGCTTTAGTAACACTACTACCAACGTCCCAAGCAGTTAATGCAAGTCCGGCGCCTGTTACGATCCGTGTACCAATGGATTTCCCTAAAAACGACCATTTACTACTTGACTTGCCAGCCGTCTTTTCAACATCACCGACAACGTTTGTTGCTTCACTTACTCCGGTTTTAGCCGTTGTAGCCTTTTCCGCGGTTCCTGATACAGAAGTACCACCAACATCAGCAGCTGCTTCTTTTGCGACGGCTAATTCTTGGTATTCTTTAGTTTGTAAGCTAATCAATTTATTTTGTGCAACAATCGCTTTTGTTTCAGCTGACTGAATTACGCCCAAAGATTCCATTGAACGAATGAAAGTGGCCACTTTATTAGTGACCCACATAGCCCCAAGAATTTCAGCGAACGTTTTAACTGTTCCGATATGTTCTGCCGCAAATTCACCGATTTTTAAAAAGCCACCGGCAACCTTAGCAGTTGCGGTAGCAGTTTTATTAATACTCCTTTGAAAATCTTCATCTGCAAACATTTTAGACATCTTGTTCGCAGCATCAGTCATGTATGGCAACATTTTTGAACCAAACATAATGGTTAAATTCGACCATGCTTGCTGGAAACGTGCTTCTGATTGTTGCGCAGTTTCAGAATTTTTTTGTGCTAATGTCTGTACATAATTGCCTTTGTCGCCGGCTTTTTGAACCTTATTTGTTAACTCTGATAATTCTTTATTATTAACAGCTAGAATTTGAGCGGCTTGCATACCAGTAGTACCAAAAATTGCTTTAAATACCGCTGCCTGTTGTGCACCACCTAGTTTTTGCGTGTGCTCTTGAATTATACTCATGATGCTTGACAGGCTCTTAAAGTTCCCATTAGCATCCTTGAAAACGTTGGTCGAACTGATACCAATACTCTTTAAAGCACTAGTAGCTTGCGCAGATGGTTGAGCTAAACTGACAATTGTTTTACGTAGCCCAGTCCCGGCTTTGTCTGCTTCGAGGCCGTGATTACTAAGCTCCCCCATTGCAGCACTAGTTTCAGAAAGCTTGAAGTGTGCGTTATGTGCAGTATCACCAACGTACTCCATACCCCTTCCTAAACTTTGAAAATCGGTTGCCGTTTGATCAGCCGCGTATGCAAGTTCATTAACTGTTTTTCTAGTATTTTTAGTCATCTTACCAGTGTTACTGGTACGCATGCCAAAAGCATCAATAACTTGCGAAGATACCTTAACCACATCACTAAATTCATCGCCCGATGCAACACTTGCTTGTAGTTCTGATCGCATGGCGCCCAGTGCTTCGGCCGAAGTATAGCCACGTTTTACAAGTTCCTGATATTGCTCGGCAATTGATTGCTGTGATTTACCGTACTGCACGGAATATTTAGTGCTGTCTTTCTGCATTTGAGCAACATTTTTGGTTACTTCTGCTTGTTTTTCACCGCCAGTGATTAACAAATTCGATGTAACTTTATATTCGTTTTGCAATGATGACGCTTTCTTAGCGCCGGAAAGCATTGCTGCCCCCACAACTCCAACACCGACACTAGCCCCAATAGCGTCTGATCTAATACTTGCGAAGCCACTTTTTACTTTGCTTGCAGTGATCGACATGGCATCACGCATTTTAACTTCTTGTGTTGTCATACCACCAACTGCGTGATTTAAACTCTTAATTTGAGCCTCGTTAGTTTTATATTCGGCAGTTAAACTATTAACGCGAATGATCTGTTTTTGGTATTCCGATGACGTCTCACCATATTCATTTTTGAGTTGGCCAAGGCGGCCTTTTTCAGCTTGCAGTTGTGCATCCATCTTTTGATGAACATCAACTAGGCCGTTTAGTTTAGTTTTTTGAGCACTCCACGTCTTACCTTCGGCTTCCAAAACAGCTACATAACCTTGGTTAACCTTAGTTGCCATAGACGTTGCTTCTTTTAATTGAAGCACACCCGATTTTTGCAAATTAACTGAATCATTTGCCCGCTTTAATTGGCTTTCATATGAATTAAGTTGTCGTGTGCTTGATTCGATTTGTTTATTTAATTTCAAATACTCTTCGGTATCTTTTTGTGTAATACCGGTTTCTTCACGACGTTTGTCTTTTAATTCTGTTAATTTTTTTCTAATTCGTCATACTTTTGTTTGCTGCTAGATACCGACGTATCAAGGCTAGACATTTCTTGACGAGTTTTAGTGATTTCAGCATTATACTTTTCAAATGTTCGAGCAGTTTCTTCGTTAACGTTAATAAGGCCACGTTGGCGCGTTTCTAATTCTGCAATTGATTGTTTTTGAATTTTGATAACATTGCTTAATCCTTCGTACTTTACCTTAGCAGCACCAAGATAGTCACCGGAATTTTTCAACGCAATTTCTTGTGCTTTCCATTCATTGTTGGTCGCTTTTATGGCATCCTTAAGACCTTTTAGAGAACCAACGGCTTGTACACTATCCAAACTAATTCGTGTTGCTATTTCTTCTTGTACTTTACCCATTGATTACCCTCCTCGCATCCTTCTGTGTGCCTCACCTGACGACATAACCCGATCTTCACGTGGCTTAGCTTGCATTAGTTCCAAAAGTTCAAAGAAATCCTCTTGCCCAAATTCACTTGGTAACATGCCTGCTTCCATCAATAAATGCTGTTTAAGATATAGAAAATCTTCACGCTCATTTTTGGCTTTTACTAATTCACGCCGATAGCGTGCTAACCTTTTTTTGGGTCTTCGTCCTCGTCAATCTCGGCGTCTAAAATAATTTGGGGATCATAGTCGGGGCCTTCGTTAACTCGCGAAATCAAATAATAGGTAAATGCTCCTAAGCCTTCCCCATCAAGACTCTTTCGAGCCGCTTTTAACTGTTTAGCATTCAAGCCTAAAACTTCTTTAATAAATTCGAAAGCTGTGTCAGTAAAGTCTTGATCTTCTTTTTCATCTTCAAGCGATTTTTGAGCATTTTTGAGCTGAATTTTAAGTTCTTCTAATTCTGATAATTCCTCTTGGCTATCTTCCTTATCCGATTTTTCAGCCAATTCTTGTTGCTTAGCCAATTCCAAGTTGTATTTAAGATTTTTAATGTTTGTCTCTTTCAGCTTAATACTCATTTTGCTAGCTAAATCGTGATTATAGATAGATGTAAACACCTCAATAGGCTTGTCGATTCCGATCATTTTGGCATTGATAGTAATTTTTGGCATTGCTAATTCCTCCTAAATTTTATGTATACAAAAAGCCGCCATTAAGCGGCTTGAATTATGTTTGATTAATCTTATGATTTCGGAACGGTTGTACCGGTTGGCGCCACGTATCCGCCAAAGACTTCCTTGCGCATATCAGCCTCGCTAAATCCGTCAGCTGCACTGTAATAATATTTGTACGGCCGTTGTACACCTTGATCATCAATAAATACTGTATCGCCAAGTGGATCAAGTGCATCATATTCAAATGTCCCGTTGTAATCGACTTCGGAATTAGTGTTAGTCCCATGATTATGAGCCACTTCGATCATTTCACCATTGGCAAAACAGTCGTAAAACAGGTTTCCTTCAAAATCAAAAGAAGCTACAATGATTGCTACATGAGGTTTCTTAGCACTTGATAGCACATAACCGCCCTTTCCATCGGAAACATAGCCCTTCATTTTGGCCATGACAGAACCGTCCATATCTAACATTGTTAGAGCTAAAGATGGTGTCTGTGAACCGTGTGCCATACGCTTTGTTTTCCCATTAGCGTATTGAGGCGTTCCTTTTTCTTCCAATCCAGTGATATTAGCTGTCGTAGCACCTTCACCATCACCATCGGCATGGTAAATACCTGTTGTTGATAGACCTTTGACAGCGTCCGTGATAATCTTGCCGTTATCGTCTAAATTTGCAAATTCAACCCATGCAATGTCTTTAAAACTTACTCCTACTGGCATTTAAAGTCCTCCTTTAATATCTTTGACAAAATAAAAGACCTTGCACCATTGCTTAGTGTCCGGGTCTTTAATCCTATTTTTTGATTGTTCAATTTGCCAACCGTCTAAGTTAAACAGCTTGGCAATTGTTATTTCTACATCTTGAAAATTAATATTCGTATCTTTGGCGTAAAAAATCTGTAATTCTACTCCAATTTGCCAGCCTTTAAAAGTCTGATTAGCATAATAAGCTGGTTCATTAACGTATTCCGTAATGAGAACGTCTGTTTTATCGGTATCGTCAACCACACTTTCAGGAATAGACCCGCGATAAACATTGTTGATCCAACTATAACTAGCTGATTTAATCAGATTACTAGCTTGAACCACTGACAGTTCCACTAGTTACCACCCCCTTTTAGCCGATCATAAGTTGCCTTTTCAGCAGCAAATATTTCTGCTTCCGAGCTTTTCCGTGCATTATCAACGAAATGAGTGGCTGGCATTTTCTTCGTACCATCATTTAAGAATCTAGCAATGTATGCTTTTTCGCCAAATCCCACGACACTGTTACCATTCTTATGACCGCCAATGTCAGTGTCTTGAAACGTCACGGCATCTCGTAAATGCTCATACTTTTTATCATCATGATCTGATCGAGGGGTCACTTTCCGCAAATTATTAGCCAAAACTGCGGCCCCAGCCGCCGTAATTGTCTGCGATTCTTTTGTTGAAGGAACACGGTCGCCAATTTGTTTAAACCATTTGTCTAACTGATCTTGCAACGGATCCATGATTTACACTCCTTTTTGTAATTTCAAAGTAACTAAATCATAATCAATCGGCTTACCGGTGGTACCTTTAGAAATATCCACGATATCATAAACATCCTCTGAATTTTTAAACTGTGCTTTTAGTGCTTTATCTACTTTATCAGTGGACCGGATCACAATGATGATGGTATTGGCTAAATCAGTCCCATTAACTTGATAATTTTGCGTTTGTGTTCGCTGATAATCGGCATAGTGCTTACTGAACTGTGCCACAAATTTAGTGTAATAATCGCCTGTATTATCATTTTCAACACTGTCTACTGTTCCAAAGCTAACTACTTTGCATAGTCGCTGAACTGCTATTTGCACTATAAGCACCTCTAATCTTCCAGCGAATGCCGTTAATCATGTACTGATAACTAGGCGGATAGGCGATTTTTTGTTCGCCTAGATTCCCCCGGTTATAGTAAGTGAAATCTACTAATGTTTTCACGGCTTGATTAAACAGTTTGTATTCTCGATATTTTTCTAATTCAATGTTGTCATCGATTGATCCTTGAATATCGATTTCGGCTACATCAATTAATGATTGAAGTACATCTGCATCTTCATCGCTATCTAAGTTCAAATAAGCCTGCATATCTGCTACCGATACTGCATCATTATCAGTCAAACAATCGCCTCCAATCATAGCCGCCAGCTACGCTTACTGTTTATTTCTTAGGCGACATTTTGTTCAGTTACTTTCCAGGAGTTACGGTTGATGTGTCAGAATTAGTTACAAAATACCCTGCGGCCGTATCGGCTTGTTCTACTCCAAAACGGAAGGCAGCCCCAAGATAGCGGCCATAAATTTTGCTTTCGTCCCATGCCAATGTAACTTGTTGGCGATCAGTAAACAGCACGCCTCGCTTTAAGTCACCAATAAAGGCCTTTTGATCACCTGCAGCTGATCCTAGCAACATGTCACCAACTACATAGACTGGCACGCCGAGTAGTGTTCCTTTAGCCGTGCCACCAGTAATTGAATCACTAGCATCATGTAATAAATACCGGCCGTTTTTGTCCTTTAAAGTGTCTAGTGTGTTGAATAGGGATTGAGTCACCACAAGAGCCTTACTGTAAGCCGGATCAAGATCAACGTTTAAAATATGCTTCAAATTATCAACCAGAGTGTCGGTGGTTGTGGTTTTAGCTGTAAATGCTTGCAAGACTGGAGCAATCATCGCGTTATAAGTATTTACTGATTTTTCGTGAATAGATTGACCGACTAAAGCAGTCAAATCAACTAGTGAATCGGCAATTGCTTCTTCTGAGAGTGGGATTGCACCACGATAAGTCTTTACTGACCAATCAACATCGGTAAATTCGGGTTCAGCTAAAGATGGGTTTTCAGCTAGTTCAGCAACTGAACTAAACCGATCAGTAGCACGTTTTAAGATTGGGTAAGTTCCTTTTGGCGTAGTAACTGGCGTTTTAGTAACCAAAGCCGACAAATCCACTACAGAATTAATTTCTGCGGTAGGATCGTAAATGATCTGTTCCGGAATCAATACACCAGCTTCTGTAGATGTAACCTGCTGGCTTGCAGTATCCACTACCTTGCCCCGCGAATGAATGAAATCATTGATTGCCTTCTTAGCTTTATCCAGGGACTTCGTCGGTGTAAGATTTTTACCTGGTTCTGTTGGCTTTGCATTATTGTTCGTTGGTTTATTTTTTTCTTCTGCTTCGAGTTCCTTCAATTGATCATTAATTGCATCACGGCGTGCTTTCTTAGCCGTCAATTCATCTTTAATTTTAGTAAAATCCTCCGGTTTAGCAGAATCATCTTGTAACTTTGCGCTTAGTTGTGCGTTCAAGTCTGAACATTTAGCGCTAACCTCGTTAAATAATGCTTGTAATTGTTCTTTATTCATTGGTATTGTCATCCTTTCCATAAAAAATAGCCATCTTAGCTTGCACGAGTTTTTCGTGTTCACTAATCTGACTAGTTGTGTTTTTCAATTTTTGGTTTTCTGAAATTAAATCTTTAATCTTAGTAATAGAACGATGATTAACTAACGGTGACTTAACTAAATTGGTGACGGGCTCAAAACTCATAACTTCATCAACTAACCCTAAATCGATGGCATCTTGGGCGGATAACCATGATTCTTTATCCATCAACTCTAAAAACTCATCAACTGGACGACCTGTTTTATCAGCATAGATCGCTGCAATGCTTTGATTGACTGTTTGTAGCATATTTGATGCACGGTCCATATCATGATAATTGCCCTCAGCACCACTAGCAGCATTGTGGATCATCATTCTAGCGCCGGGCGATATTTGTACCTTACCAGCCCCCATCGCCACAATAGTTGCGGCTGAATAGGCGTTAGCCGAAATTTGTGCTGTAACATCACCCGAATAGTTTTTTAAAGCTGTGTAAATTTCCGTAGCTGGATCAACTTCACCACCATTTGAAGCAATGTCTAACGTTACTGGAGACCCGTCGTCTGGCAAACTATCGAGCACATCTTGAGGTGAAACAACGGTCATTCCTAAAAAGTCACGATAAATCGGTGCATCATCATCATTGGTAACCATACCTTTAACTGGGATTGTAACCATATTGTTATCACCTCCTTTCACTATGAATTATTTTTTTCTGGTGCTACATATTCGGGCAAATTATCCGGTAGGTAACCTTCTCGTTTTAAGACAAACTGAATTTGTTCTGGTGACAAAGCGTCAAACTGAGATAGTTGGTTCATTTGCTTAATTAGTGTTGAATCATCAACATCCAACATGCTCTTAATGTCTAGTTCTAAGTCAGGAGCATTAAATTTTAGCCTTAGTTCATCAATAATCGGGCCCACGTATGTATTTAGATTTGACAAATACAAGGCCTTAATTTGATCGCTATTGCTATGCTGGCTTTCAGTAGATGATCCACCGCCTAACATGTCACTTGGCACTCCAAATGCCGTCGCAATTCGATCAGCGGAGTATGAAGCATTTTCATTCAATGCCTTGAACACATCTGTTTTCATTTCGTATGCTTCGTAGTCTAAAAAATCAGGAAGCACCATTAAACGACCAGAATTGTCGCCGCCGTTAGCTTTCTCAAAAGATTCTCGTGCTTGCTCTAAGTCATTAGGATTATCACTGTTGTAATTGGCTACTTTTAGTTTGCCGGCTGAATTAATCTGATTATTTAACGTGTTCAAATTGCTATCGGTCGTCTTCTGATCAATTGTCAACGACGTTTGCAAACTTTCTAGTGGTGATCGACCAATTAAATAGCGATATTCAGGATCTGGCATTAGCCGAAAATGTAGCATTTCATCTTGGCTAATTTTCATCTCGGGACGGTTATTGTTTTCCATTACCGTATACGTAATACCCGTGTTACCAGGTAAATAATTAATTTGCACATCAGACGGTGGCACATGTTCGAGATTCGTTGACGAAAGTGGAATATAATCATTGCCTGACAAACATAGCTGTATTAAAACACCCTGCCAAAATGAAAACCGACTAATAAGGTTAGATGGCCTCTCTAGTCGGTTTAAAGCAGCTTTATTTTCAGTTTTAAAATGAGCTGATGCAATATCACTAGAAATGCGGTTAATTACACTGTAAATATTGACGTTTTTTAACGCGCCACCCGCATCAACGTAACTAACAGGAATCCCACCCACGCTGGTATTGAAGCTCAATAATCCAGGAGTGCTTGGGTAAACCATGTTAGTGATTTTAGGTTTATGATAATTTTTCGGGGTAAGTAGTCCCATTCAATCACCCCATTTCCTTTTCAGTGAGATAAGCAATGGTAATTAAAATGATACCCAATGCCAAATATCCCAAAATTAGATTAAATAAAAAGGCACTGTATGCAACCAGCGCCATGCCCACAATAAATAAAATCGGTGTAAACCAATTTTTGATTAGTTCTACAAATTTTTTTGCCATAATTAACACCTCCTATCCGCCGAAAACCGCGTCCCAGAACTTATTTTTGTTATCCGAACTCATATCATTGAGTGGGTTGTAATTTTCATCATGATAGTCTTCAAAATACTCACGGATATTGTATGCGGCATTAATTAACGCGTCTGCCGTATCAATATGCGTACTGGTACGATTTTGACGATCTATTTTAATCGCACCGCCTCGATCTTCAACCAAAACGGCGTTGTTTAAGCCATCAATTAATAGCGGATCATTAATAATTTTAACGTCACCATTGATAAACCTAGTTTGAAAGAACTTCGTTGAATCTGATAACTGATAAGATGTGGGACTGACAGTTGCGAGCACCCACTCTTTATGATAATTTTCGATTTTTGCCACAAACCAGCGGGCTAAATTGGGATCAGCAACAATTCTTTTTACATTTAGGCTATTTTCCTTAATAAACTTAACTAGCCATTGATAGACTTGTTCTTCATCGATAACCCCACTTGGTAGGTCGGTGACTTCGCAAATGCTTTTTCGCTGTAATGCTTCATAATTCAATCCGTCTTGCTTAGATTTAGCCTGTAAACTCTTGGCTTGAGCAAACGGAATAAAACTATACTGCATGGCATAATATTTATGCTTGTTCCCATCCACATACGGAAACATAAAGCCAAATGATGTATTATCGTTTGTTTGACTCGCATCAAAACCAATAAATACATCGTGACCACGAATATCAAACCGATCAATGATACTGTTTTGAATATTGCTTAACGATAGAAAACTATTCTGAAACCGGCGTGACCACAAGTTGAGGTTCTTATTAACAAATGATTCCAGTGTTCCTTCACGTTCATCTTTGTCCCTAGATTCAATCATTGATGCTAGCAAAGTTTGCGCTTTTTCCTTCGGATATCCGTCAAGTAAGGGATTAGACTTTGCCCATGTCTCAGGCTCAAATACTTCATCTTCACTGTCTTGACAATAAAGCACTTGGAAAGTTTCATCACCATCGCGTTTAGAGTCTTGCTCAAGTAATGTTCGCATAACGTCCTGATCGTTTTTAAATTTAACTTTAATGTCGGGATAGGCCGTTGAAATCTGCACAAACATGCGATTATTAATATCACCTTGACCAGTTGAAATCTGCTTTAAAGTTTCATTCAATGCTGGTCTCAAATTTCCAATTTCATCATACACAGCAATCGCATTATGGAATGAGTCAAACCCACCACCCTGTGATGAACCCTTACGAATCGTATTTTTATTTTCACGACCGATAATTTGATACGACTGTACACTTACATCGTTTTCTTTGACCCAATCTTTGAAATCATCTAGTTTAACTAACTTTTTAGCTTGAATAGCCACATCATTAAAGAGTTTCGTTGCGTGTTCATTGTCATAACTAGCAATGAGCAAATCTTGCGAAGAGGCTTGCCGACACACGACGAAATAATAAAAATTAATCAGCATTGATGCAATCCAAGTTTTTCCTTGTGCACGCGCAATGGAAATAATGGCTGTAGTGTAGCGTGTTCCTTTATTGGGCTTCCGCCAGCCAATCAAACTATCTAAAATAAATGATTGCCATAATTGTGGTTCAATTTTTTCATGTAGCTTTTCAGGGTTTGGCAGCATACGTGTGAAATATTCGATTGCGTTAACCATATTCAAGTCATAATGATATGGAAAATCTTCATCACCGATGCGCTTTAAATCATTTAAATGACGCACACATGCAAGTTGAGTGTCCCGCCCGGTCATGAACTTATCTGTAAAGATAACTTGATAGGCATATTTTGTAGCAGGATCACTATATTTTGACAAAATATCATCGTATTCAGTTTTAAATGTGCTCATATACTCTTTAATATTTTGAACACCCGTAAAATCAAATTTCTGCACCAAATCCTGCTTCCTCCAATGGACTATTGCTCTGCTTTTCAGGTGGTTCTTTAATTGTTATTTGGCGCAAACCAGAATCAAATGATAACCCCAGTGAAAAGCCTAACGATTTTAAATTTTTGATACACGAATCTAATTGAATAGCTTGCGGCGCACGCTTAATTGGATTCCCATCTCCATCTTTAAGCCAAACACCGTATTCTCCAATTGCATCTTCACATTCCAAGTAAAGATAGTATGTAGTGCAGTACATTTCTAAATTAGCCTGATCAATATATTTCAAATATCCCGCTTTTTGAATTTCAGCATACAAATTTTTGTAAAGTGTCTTAGCAGCTACCGATAAATGATTCGGTGGAGTGACTTGAATGGGCTTTAACTCGTTTTTATTTTGTTTTTCACCAATCTCAGTCACCTTATTACTCTTTACAATTTTAAAATCTTGCTTTTCCAACTAAATCACCTCCCTTTTCCAAAATTAGATGCGATTCGAGGTACCCTTTTTAGGCTGTAACCCTTGATGCTATGCGATTTCTTCCTGATTTGGGATTTTTTCCAAATTGCTCGCGCAACAGATGGACGGCTCATGTGTGAGCTTTCCCTCAAGCAACATAGGCCCCCCTCTTTTATATTTTAAAATCTTTTTAAGGTAGTTGATCACATTTTTTTAAAGACGCTTAGAACGCATTATATGGCCTTTAAACAGTATTGTGATGTTGCTCGTGTTTTACGATCCATTCGGTCACTTTGTCCCTGTCCCATTGCTTGCTAACATCAAGGTTTTCAATCAATGACTGTGACTGGTAAAGTTCATCTTCAAGTTGTCCCTTCCAGTAGTGGCATCGTTTGCAGATCACCCATAGGTTGTTGACCTCCAACTGCTTACGTCGATCCACACGTCTAGGTACAATATGATCTGTCACTAAGTAGCCTGGCTTGTCATAGGTATGACCACAGCATGCACATGTAAAGTAGGCTTGCTCTTTAAGCCATCTACTTAGCTTCTTCCATTGCTTTGACTGGTAGAATGTATTGGCTTCTTTGTCACGCTTATAACGATTGTATGATTGATAAGACGTGCGTCGCTTATGCTTGTCAAACCTGCTGTAAGTGCCATGATATAGACTTGCATGCTGGTTGCAATATGGATTGGACTGATCATAGGGTATCTCGTGATAACAACCCGCTTTGCGGCATATGCGCACTCTAGGCATTGGTATCGTCCTCAATGATTGCCAGTCGTGTGTTAGGCTTTCTTAACAGCGCTATTGTCTCGGGATTGCTAATACTGACATTAGCATAAACAATCTTAGCTTGATCCCATTCAGGAAGTTCATGTATCTTCGGCTGGTGTTCTTTATCTGCATTGTCTTCATGCTGTGACACTGCGCTTAAAGCTTCCGTTAATGCGTTGATAGACTTAACCAGCTCATCATCTAGTCTTACATCAGTAGCCATATCTGCTTCAACACGTGGCTTAGGTGTTCCATCGTTTCTTAACTGCTTAATCAAGTCAGCAGCTTTCTCTGGAATTTCCTCTTGTGTTTTAATCGGTGCATCATCATTAACGTGTTGGTCAACAATGCCACCAACTTGATCCTTATTACGTTTAAAAAACATTACGATTCCTCCCTGTATTAACGTTCCTTAATCCAGCACGCAACAAAATAGGCGATTAATATTGCCAACACAATGATCCATACAACTGCATAGAATCCTACATAAATAATTGCTGGGCTGAATACTAATAACCAATCCCAATTAATCGCACCAGCTAATCGTGCACCTGTAACCATTGCGGTGAGAATTATTACTAACCATTTCATATTTTTTCCTTTCAAGCGTATCTTTTGATAAACTAAATACATATTTGTTATTCTAATGATGTACACATACTACATTTTCAACGAAGGGAGATTCATTTATGACTCAAGAGGAAAAGTTTGAGAGCAAAAAGGATCAATTAGCTGGTAAGACTAAGGAAGTCGGTGGAAAAGTGACCGGTGACAAAGAATTGGAAGCTGAAGGAAAATCTCAGGGTGTGCTTGGTAAAACTAAGGAAAAGCTTGGCGATGCAAAAGATACGGTAAAAGGTGCTACAGAAAGTGTCAAAGAAAAGTTGTCCGGTAATAAAGATTAATAGTTAATGTAACGTAGACGGAGTTTGTGTGGGTGCTCCGTCTTTTTTGTACACTTTTTTATGCAAACTAAAAGCGCCATGCTGTTTAGCACGACGCTCTAGTTCCCATTTTCTGTCAATTCCAGCAATCACGTCACGCTCATACTGGCAACTGACCAATCCATAATCTGTACGCTTAACTCTTGATACCATATTGATCAGTCCTTTCTATGTACCGTCAGCGCGCTTGACGGCTGTTGATGCAACTATAAAAAGCCAACAGTGCTGCACGCTTAATGTTTATTGTTATTCCGCTGCACGCTAGCTTTGTTATGTACAAAAAAAGCCGACCTGGAAGTCGACTTGGAAAATATTTTCCGCTCACTTATTTAACGACGCTGATTATGACGTCTCATATATATGTACGGCTGATAACGGAGCTACCCGGTTGCTATCTCAATCTTTCCATGTTACCAATATATACCCTTTTTTAAGGCAAACAGTCCGATCATACTCCGATGTTTGTCCGACAAAACTCCGATAAAACTCCGATTTTTATTTGTATGCTTTAATATCATCGTACATAAATGCCTCCGAAAACTCCATTAATGCCTTGGGTTTAACGTGATTATAAAACTGTGATTTCTGGTATCCAATCGTCATATAGACCATTGTGTCACTCATTTTTTGCAGGTATAACATATCTAATACTTGTTCACTGGTAGCACTGCAAGCATGGATTGCTTTGATGGAC